TATAAAATCCTTAACCCTAACTATGAACAAAAACAACTTATTAAAGGTAATACACAAAATATCACTTATTACTTAATAAATTGTATTAAAAATAATCAAACTGATAGTCTTTTAGAATTATATCCTGTTTATAATAAAACTATTCAAACTATCAATAACTGTATAGTAGAAATTAGCAAACGTATCTATTGGCAATACATCAACAAACATGTCTTTAAAAAAGATGTTAAATTTACACCAGAATACTATCCTACTATTCGCCAATTAGCTGGTACATATATCAAAACAAAAGAAACAATTACAAAAGAATATGTATTGAATATTGTTAATAATTTTCAAACTGCTCTTATTACTTCTCTTATTAATAAAACTTTATTAAAATTATAATAACTTTCTCTCTATAAATTTATCATTTATATTATTTAATAACAATTTAATAATATCAATACTCTCATTACATCTCCCCACTAACATGTCGATTAAATTACTATCTGTCTTGATTTGTAATACTATTATATCTTCTAATGGATGTGGTTGTTTATATGAACAAAATTCTATATTTTCATTATCATACAATAATTCTACTAATATATTTCCTAATGTATGATTCTCTTTATTAATTATAATATTATACATATTTTTAACTGTTTCCGATGGATTTATCTTTAAATCATTTATGACCTCATTTCTTTTTATCTTCTCTAAATTATCTATAAAATTTGTTATCTTTTTTATTAATAATTCTATTCCCATATATAATATCGTTTTATTATTATATACCCCACATGTTTCTATATCAAATTTATATTTATTATTTTCATGTTCAAACCCTATATTTGAACATGTCTGCCATCTCGCATTATTTGTTTTAATATTTTTTAATAATGAATATTTTCCAGCAACTCCTTCACTAATTTCCAATGTACAATGAAATTCCTCTTTTGGCTTTAATTGTATTAATACTATAGGTGGTTCTATAAATAATTTCTCTTTAATATCATTATATAGATCTCCATCATCTATTATAGTTCTTAATTTTATATCTATATCTGCTGTTGTTATATTAATATTATCATCCGTCTCATTTTTCTTATTAATACTACATTTGATATTATTCATATCAATAACATCTATAAAATTAAATGTTTCTGTTTCTGTTGTTATATTATTAAAATATTTAATTGGTACTAATGATAATCTCTCTTTTATATATTCATTATGAAATATTGAGGTATTTTTTAATATATTCACTTTATCTATATCTATTGAAAATGATGGTATCTCTGACATTAATATTCTCCTTAATCCATTTACAATTGATAACTTCACATTTTCAATACTGAATTTTAAATGATTATATTGTTCGTTTTCTAATATTAAATTCATATTAACGTATATAATATTATATATATATATTTAAATTAATTTCAATTTTTATTTATTACGTATTTAAAATAATAATAAATATATTATATTAAATAAAAGAAAATGGTTGAAAAAAATTTATTATTTTACAGTAATCAATGTAAATATTGTAAAGAATTAGCACAATTATTAAATAAATATAATATTACTGATCAATTTATTACAATCTGTGTCGATGATAAAAATTTAAAACTACCCAAAATTGTAACATCTGTACCACTTATTATTATGAAAGAATCCAATGTTATATTAGAAGGTGATCAAATATTCGATTTTCTTAATAAAAAATATAAGAAGAAAGATCTTGTTGGTTATAATACATTAGAAATGGGTGGTTATAGTGATAATTTTGCAATGGTATCTGAATCTGATGATAATATTGAAAAAAATGTTCAATCATTTGATCAAAGTTTTGCAAATATTCAATCTAATTGTTCAATTTCTACACCTAATGAAGATAGTAATAATTATAATACTAACAAAAATTTAGAAGAATTATTAAATCAACGCTCACATGATGATAATAAATTTAATAATAAATAATTATTTAAACAATTAACTTAATAATAATAATAATGAGTATAGTTGATGCTTTTAATACACAACTTTTGAAATTTATATCAGAATTTGAAAAAAAAATTATAGTTAATTATCCAGACTATAAACAAGATGTTAAAATATATAGACTTGGTTTAAAAACATTATTACTAACTAATCAAAATATTGCAATTGATAATTTTAATAAATATATTTATCCATACAAACGTCTTATTCGTAATAAAGATGAAAATTATTTTATTAATAATCACGATACTATTATATCTAATAATATTGATAATATTACGACTGATTTTAATATTTCTGATAACGATAAACAACAATATATTTTAGAATCTTTAAAAATAAAAGATATTTGGGAAACATTATCACTAAATAATAAAAATATTATATGGGAATATTTAATGGTTTTAATAAAACTATGTAAATTATGGACTAAAAATAAATAAAGTTATTTACATTGTTTTATAATAATATAAAATAATATCATCTAATTCCTCCCATTCTTCCACTGCTAAATCATTTGGTCCATCAAATTCATCTTCATCTATATCTGCACATTCTTCACCTACAAATATATCAAATCCTATTTGTTGTACTAATTCTAATTCATCTTCTTCCATATTTTCTTTTATATTATCTATTTCATCTAATTTATCCTCTAATTTATTATTCTCTGTTTCAATAAACTTTTTAACATTTTTATTCCATAATTCTGTTTTATCTACATTTTCATTATATAAATTTATTAATTTATTATTAAATAATTTCTCAATATCATTTCTTATTTTATTTTCCATTTTACTATCCATTTTATATTTATTAAATATTAAATATTTAAATTATAATACGTTATATATAAATAAAAATCTTATTTATATATTTTAAATAATATGTCACTACAACTTGAAAATTTTAAAAATCACTTTTTTAAATTTATTAAAAATATAAAAAAAACATTCCCAGAATATTCAGATATTATTGATAATAATTATAATAATGATACATGGGGAACATTAGACGATATTAATTTATTTTATAACAAATTAGTTCCATATACCTCATTTATTACAAATACTAATGAAGAACTCTTTTTAACAAATGAATCTCTTGATTTTTTACAAGATATAAACTTTGTTTTATTATGGAAAGATAAAAAATTAACTGATCGCTCTAAACAAATTCTATGGAAACATTTACATACATTATTAATTATAGGTAATTTAATAAATGATAAGAATATTGATGAATTAATGAATTCTATTAATATTAATAATTTATCTAATGATCCATCTGATGATAACTTAACTGATAATGTTAATGAATCACAAATTGACGATGCTAAAAAATCAGTTAAAGAAATGTTTAATTCAACTAACACTGCTAATAATAATTTTATTGGTGGTATGGTTGAAGATATCGCTGGTGAATTATCATCACAAATGGTAAATGATCCTAATTTATTAAATCCTCAAAATTTATTAAATGGATTATTTGGTGCTAATTCTAATAATAATCCATTACTAAACATTGTTAAAAATGTTTCAAATAAAATAGAATCTCGTGTTAAAGAGGGTAATATTGATGAAAATCAATTATTATCTTCTGCACAAGGTCTTTTTAATCAGATGAATATGCAAAATATGCCTAATATGCAAAATATGCCTAATATGCAAAATATGCCTAATATGCAAAATATGCCTAATATGCAAAATATGCCTAATATGTCTGATATATCTAATATGATGAATATGACTACTATAAATGAAAATATTCCCACACGTATAAGTGAACATATTGATGAAATTATAGAACAACCATCACAAAATAATTCTAATAAATCATCTAATAAAAAAAAGAAAAAAAATAAAAGAAAAAAATAAATCTTCTATTATAATAAATATATACCATGTTCGATCTATTTTGGAAAGATGATTTCTCTATTTTATACAATGCTGATAGACTAACAGAATTTTTTCCCTCTGATGATATGAATTTTAATGAAAAATTAAATGCATTAGTAAGATTATGTACTTATGCAGGTATTTTACTATATTTGTATCATAAAAAAAATGATTACTTATATTTACCTGTTATTATGATGAGTGTATCTTTATTTTTACATAATATGCACTCATATGAACGTAATGAACAATTTGAAATTATAAAAAAAACACCTGTTATTGATAATACTATTTCACCTTCTACTCATAATCCATTTATGAACTTTAATATAATGAATAATACTAATGATCAAAAAAAACAACCTATTAATAATGATCCTAAACTTATAGAAAATAAATTTAATGAAGGATTATATAAAAATGCAGATGATGTATTTGATAAATCTCATTCAGATCGCCAATATTTCTCAATGCCTTGGACTGGACCATCTAATGAACAAGGTGATTATTCAAAATGGCTATATAATAATTTAAATAATACTTGTAAAATTGATCAAGATAAATGCCAAAAATCTATTAATGAAGATTTACGTGTTAATAAACCAATCGTATAATTTTAAATATAATTTAAATATTATATTATATTATAATATAATATGTCATCAAATATATTTGAAAAAGGAACAAATGATAGCAATAATACTAAATCTGCATTTAATTACAATGTAAATAATCTTATTACACAATGTAATAAATCTAATGTAGATGATATCGCTTATGCAAGTCACGGTATTAATATTAAAGATGGTTTTGGATATAGATGTAATGTAAAAACTGATTCTAAATTACGAATTCCTGATCAAAAGGATTTATATCTTGAACGTCATCAACAATTACCACCAATGCCCAATATAATTCAATATAAAGGATTCGGTGATTTAGATACTGATTTAGAAAACGATTTACGTTTTAGTTCATCTACTCGTAAACATAAATCTGAAGATGTTTTAGCAGGTGTTACTATTGATCGTTTTGAAAAACATGATTCTAAAAATAATAGACAAAATCCCTCTAAACTTGTATTACCTCCAGGTATAGTAAGTGTATCCACACGTAATGCAAATTATGAATAATTTTTTTATTTTTTTAATATAATATTATTATAATATATTAAGAATGGATGCTGGATTTTATATAATACTCGGTTTACTTGGCTCTGGTTATTTTTTATCTAAAGATGGTAAAAATAATCGCACATCAAATGACACTATACCATCTTCTATACAACCATCTGGTAATAATATTTATGATAATAATCATTTAGAAAAGGTCGAACATTTTGTTCAAGATAAATCTGATAATTTATTTGAACAAAGTTTAGACCCAGAATCTAAAATAATTTCTCAAAATTTACCAAATAAGAAAACTAAAAAAAATAATAAACCTATATTAGCAGGTGATGGAAAACCATTTACACATAATAATATGACCCCATTTTATAAGGGTACATTAAAACAAAATTTAGATTTAAATACTAATAATACTATTTTAGAAAATTATACTGGTGTTACTAAAAAACCAAAAAAACATGAAACTACAGCAATGTTTAAACCTATTAAACAAAATATACATGGTATAAGTGCAGATGAATCTCGTAATATAGATAGAATGTATGTTTCTGATATTCAACGCGGAACAACTGCTATTAAACAAACACGCGTTGGTAAAGGTATGGGTTTAAAAGCAAATGAATTGAATTCTGGCGGATTTCATGATACATATCGCCCACCTCAATATAATGTAGATGAACTTCGTGTTAAAGGTAAAGAACGTCTCGAATCTAAAGGTACTATAATTGGTACTAAAGGTATAAATCAAAAACGCACATTTATTAGTGATGTTGCAGTAAATAATAAAGCAGATGTTAATGAACAATTAATTAATGATCTCGCTAAAACTACAAGCGATTTATTTAAACCATCTATGCACTCTGAAACTATATTTCGTGATACTCAACAATTATCTGAAATTCCTCAAGGTGGTATACATGCCCCTAATAGCAAATTTAATGATCAACATGATATTTTTGAAAATGGTATTTCTAAAATAACTAAACCAACATTAGATTCCGTTGGTTTTAGAAATATGGGTGTTGGTGCTAATAAAGATAATTTTAATGAACATATGCAATCTATTGATATTCATGATAATCAACGTAATTTATCTAATGATATTGATTTCTCACATAATGTTCAAGGATTTTCTAAAGGTGAATCTCGTGTACATGATTCTTTACGTGGTAAAAAAATGGATTCTATTAATAATTATATTGGTTTATCTAATCCAGGTACTAAAGATGGTTATCAAAATTTAAATATTAATTTAGATAAAACTCGCAGGGAAACTACATCTGTTAATAATTATACATCCGCTCCTAAAAGTTACTTAAATAAAAATACTGATCAATCTCAATATGCTAATATGAATATTAATTCTAAACGTGAATTGATATCTCAAGGTAGAGAACCTAAAGGTAGTTCTACTAAATTAAATAATGGTATTGATAAAATAAATTTTACAACTCATAAAAAAGAAAAAGCTTCTTTAATTAATACTAATGAATTAAATAAATATATTCAAACTAATAAAACACTAAATTATGATATTAATAATATTAAATTACGTAAACCATCTCAAGAATCAGCTCGTTTACAAGATTTCCGTACTGAAAATCCATATGCAATTAATATAAATTAACTGCGTTAAGTATAATAATTTATATTTTATTATTTAATTATAATAAAATATGATTAGTAATGATGAATCAGAATATATGAAAAATAATAATGAACAAACATTAATAGAAGCTAAAAATGAACTTTGTCGCCAATTGACAAATATTATTAAACCTCATATATATGAAGGATTTCAGAGTATATATGATAATGCTGTTAATGTAAATCCTAATGATAATGAAATTTTCTATAGATTCCAATTATCTCTTCGCGAAATATATAAATGGAATGCTGATATTATAGAACAAGAATGTATTCGTATTCGAAATAATGCAAATTGTGATTATTTAGACAATCTTATTATTGCAAATTTTACTACATATGCTAAAATATTATATTTTATTCGTTCTTCAGATAAAAATGTAACATTAAATGTTACTGTTCCTAAATTTGATAAATTTATTCATAATTGTTATATAGAATCTGCTAAAATATTATTTACTAATCCTAAATTATTTAATCATACAATATCAAATTTAAATAAACAACAAAATTTAAATACTGTTTTAAAACATATTGATACTGGAATAGAATCTGCTATACGTGTTTTATCACCATTTAAAGAAATTTTAAATGAAACATTAAAAAATGCACATTTAGATGAAGAAAATGATGATGCAGATATTGAATCAATTGATGGTGGTACTGAATATAATGATACTCAGTCTAATATTAATAATGAAAATAATTCAAATGATACTTATCAAGTAAATTTTAATAATAACTCTAATAATAGTGACCATAATAGTGATCATAATAGTGATCATAATAATGACCATAATAATGACCATGATAATGACCATGATAATGACCATGATAATAACCATGATAATGACCATGATAATGACTATAATAATGACCATAATAATGACCATAATAATGACTATAATAATGACCATAATAATGACCATAATAGTGACCATAATAATGACCACGATAATGACCACGATAATAACCACGATAATAACCATTATAATGACAATATTAACGATAATACAGAAATTGCAATAGATACTATAAGAACAATTCCTATTACATCAAAAACACAAATTTCTAATAAAAATAATCTTCAACATACTCTAAATGATGATTTAGAAGAAAAAAATGATTTAGAAGAAAAAAATGATTTAGAAGAAAAAAATGATTTAGAAGAAAAAAATGATCATATAGAGAAAAATGATCATGAAAATTATAATACTAATTTACAATCTACTTCTTTAAATGATCATAATAATAATAAAAAAGTTATATTTTATCAAGAAGCAGATTTAAGTGATGATGACTTTAATTAATTTATATCGTATAGTTTTATTAAGATTTTTTTTTTCTTAATAAAATATAAATAAAATGAATCAATATATAAATTTAATTAATAATCCTTTTTATATAGCAATTATTATAACTATATTAGTATTCATTATTAATATTATTGATAATAAAATTCAAAATAACAAAACAGAATCATTTATTGATACATTTCGTAAAAGTTTATATAGTGGAGTAATATCTGGTTCCATTTTATATATTTTAGAATCTTCAAATGATTTATCAACTGATAAAATAATAGTTGGTCAAATGTAATTTTATTTGCGTATATGATATAATTATTAATTCTTATTTAATTATAATTAAATAATAATTAAATATGAGTATAAATCTAAAATTAAAAAAATTTGATATGCGTTGGATCAAAGATGATAAAGTTTGTGTATTTATTGGCCGACGCGAAACTGGTAAATCATTTTTATTAAAAGATTGTTTATATTATCATCGTGATATTCCTGCTGGTAAAATTATTTGTTCTACTGAAGGTGCTAATGGTAGTTACGGTAAACATATTCCTAAAATATTTATTAGTGAAGAATTTAATAAAAAAATTATTGCTGATTTTATTAAAGGACAAAAAAAAATGATAAAATTAAAAGAACAAGATCCACGATATAAAAATATAGATGATCGCGCTTTTATTGTACTTGATGATTGTTTATATGATACCAGTTGGCCTAAAGATAAAGGGATTCGTGCATTATTTATGAATGGTCGTCATTATAAAATTTTCTTTCTTATTACTATGCAATTTGCCCTTGGTATTCCTCCTGTTTTAAGAACAAATATTGATTATGTATTTTTATTAAGAGATTCATATAGATCTAATAGAAAAAAATACTATGAACACTATGCTGGAATGTTTGAAACATTTGAACAATTTTGCCAAGTTATGGATGCTTGTACCGAAAACTATGAATGTTTAGTAATTCATAATAATTCTAAAAGTAATAATATTGAAGATATGGTTTTTTATTATAAAGCTGAAGACCATGGTGATTTTAAAATGATGAAAAGTAATAATAATGCATGGGATTATAATGAAAAAATGTATAATACTGAATATGATTCTGATGATGAAAATAGAAATAATTCAAAACTTAAATTAACTAAAATGAAATAATACCTTCCTTTTTTAAAATATTATTGTGATATATAATTATTTGAATCGATACCCCCATCTACCCATACACTTGACCTATTAAACATTTTTGAAAACATTTGATCAATACTCGCTCTATCTTCTTGCTCTTCTTCAAATGTTCTTGGTACATATCTATATATAATTTTTGTATGCTGTTTATTATTATTATTTCTATTACTATAACCACATAACATAAACATTATACCTAAACATAGTGTTATTAATATATATATATTCATTATATATATATTAAGATATTATTTATCATATTATTTATTATGTCCATATTTTAAATAATAATACAATATAGTTGCAATTGCTGAATATTTATGATCATTTGTACTTACATATGTTCCTGAATATATTAAAAGTATTTGTAATGGTAAATATTCTATCATTTTTTTTTGCGTTTCTCCGGATTCTATTCCTAAATCTTGTGCATATATTTGAAGTACACCATATGTACCCAATAACATTATTATTTTCTCCATATCTATATTCATTTTATATTATATAATAATAAAATTTTTAAAATATATTTTCAATTATTTCTTTAACATTTCCTCCTTCTTTTTCATCTTCTTTTTCATCTTCTTTTATTTCTTTTACTTTAGAATCTTTTTGTAACATCCTCTTTCTCTCTTCAAAATGCTCTTGTGCTTCATCTTGATTTTGTTTATGTGCTTTCACTAATTCATTCAATTGTGATTCTCCATATTCTTGATTAGAAATATCATCTGCTTCTGGATTCCATGGTAACCAATATCCTACTTGTCCTACAAATACATGAAAATTTTTATCATTTACTTGTAATTTCTTTGCTTTCATTTGTGCTTCTCTTAATGTATCATATGTCCCTCGTACTTTTAACCCATGCATATTTAATAATCCATCCGTATTTACCTCTTTATTAAATTTACTATTTAAATCTAATCCATTTAATTTCTTAAAATCATCATATTTTGTTTCAATATCCTTAAATGTCTTTTCATATATTAATTCTACTTTATCTTCCTTGATTTCTAATACTCCACATATTATTCTAAATTGTTCCTCTACTTTCTTTAAAAATTCTTTTAATATAAATAATTCTTTTTCTTGTACTATATTTTTTGGTGGATCACAAAATGACATTAAACAAAAATTTTGCCCTCTAATTGGTGGGTCTGCATCTAAAAAATCTTCTACTATTTCAGATTTTTCATTTTTACTCATTTTTATTATAATTGTATATATTATTATACCTTTATAAACGTATTAATATCATTTTTATAAACTTGCTATAAATTCCCACTGTAATTCATCACATATCTTTTTCCATATTATATCTTGTTGATATAATTTCTCTCTACTCTTTAATAAAGGAAAACAATCTATAAAATCATCTAATTCTAATAGTTCTACAAATTTATGTAATATATAATTATAATTTAAAAAATTCTTTCTATCACTTGGACATGCTTTTGCAAATGGTATTTGTATCTCTTTGAACATTAACCTTAATTTATCTTCTACTTCTCTTGACATTATTGGTGATTGTTTCCCAGATATTTTGTTTACAATATATGGTATATGTTCATAATATTTACTTAATTTTAATTTCTTTAAATAATGTCTTATTTTTGAATTTGTTATTAATTTCATATCTTTTATACGTTCTTTCTTTATTTCTACATATATTGAATCTAATACTTCTTCCGGTATTATTGTTACTTCTTTCGCTTGAAACTGTGCCAATAATTCATTAAAATGATTTATTCTTTTATAACAAAAATAATTCGTTTCTACTGGTGGATCTTTATATGATGGCTTTTCATTATCTACAAATGTATATTCTGTTGTTCCACATTCTATACATACTAATAAACCATCATTATTTGATATTAAATTATTATTTTGACAAAAACTACATGTTTTTATATTTTGTGAATCATTTTTAATATAATTTTTATCTACTATACTTAAATATTCATTTAATATATCTGCTTTATCTGAATGCACTGTTTTATCTATATATTTATTTATATTTGTATAATTATGTATTTTAATATTTTCATTCTCATTCAAATCTTCATTTTCATCAAAAATTTCATTTTCATTCAAACTATCATTTTCATTATCATAATATTTAAATAATAAATGTGATGTATTTAGATAATAATTATTTTTAATATTTATATTTTGTTTTATTTTATCTTTTAAATTTACTATCTCATCAAATATATTATTTTTTTCGTCTAAATTGTTAATATCATCTAATTTATTATATTTTCTTTCTAATTTTACTATTTTATCTTCTATTTTTTTTTTATTTATAATATTAAGATTCTTAAGTTGTTCTGTATGTTTGACATCTAATGTACATCTACTATCATTTGGAATCTTTTTATATGATTTTGATTTAACAATTGACATATTATTACTATTAATATCTACTTTATTTTTAAATAAAAATTATTATATTATTTCGTAAAATCATTAAATATATTATAAATGTATATAATACTATAATGGATAATAATATAGATATTATTAGTATTCAAAAAATGATATTTATTTATAATGCTATATTATCTGGTTGGACTGTTAAAATGATTGATAATGATCGTTTTGAATTTATTAAAAATAAAGATAATATAAGTAAAGAAGTTTATTTAAACAATTACTTACAAAAGTTTATAAAAGAAAACTTAACAGATATAAATAAAATCTTAAATTAAATTTAAATTAATTTAATTTAAAATTAATTTCGGATTTTTTTCTAAATTTTTTTTCTTGCTATATAATATAAAAAATGGGTGGAGGTTTAATGCAACTAGTAGCTTACGGCGCACAAGATGTTTACCTTACAGGTGATCCACAAATCACCTTCTTCAAGGTAGTTTACAGACGCCACACAAACTTTTCAATGGAATCCATTGCACAAACATTCAATGGTACACCAGACTTCGGACGCAAAGTATCCGCAACCATTGCACGTAATGGTGACTTAATCCATAAATGTTACTTACAAGTAACATTACCCGATATTGTAAACACTTCTAATACAGGAAGAGGATGGGTACCATATGTTGGTCACCGTCTCGTTAACAACGTAGAACTTGAAATTGGTGGTCAAAAAATTGACAAACACTATGGTGAATGGTTATACATCTGGTCTGAACTCACAGAAACAGAAGGCCACCGTTCAGCCTATGACACTATGGTTGGTCATACTGGTGATGCCTCTGCAGGAGTAAATGAAGATAATGATTTAGCTGCAGTAACAAACGGTCTTCAAAGTGTCGGAAACGGCGTCGGTCACACCGCTGCAACATTATACATCCCACTTCAATTTTGGTTCTGCCGCAATGCAGGCCTTGCTCTTCCATTAATTGCACTTCAATACCATGAAGTTAAAATTAACGTAGAATTTGAAACACAAGCTAACTGCATATATGGTGCAGTACCAACAGATGCTAATGAATCATCTACAGTAGGTGGTGTTACATCTTTTGATGCACAACTCTATGTTGACTACATCTACCTTGATACAGAAGAACGTCGTCGCTTCGCTCAAGTCAAACACGAATACCTTATTGAACAACTTCAATTCACAGGTTCTGAATCTGTCTCAAATGGTGCAAACAAACTTCGTCTTAACTTCAACCATCCCGTCAAAGAATTAATATGGACTATTCATTCAGATGTAGCTACTTTAACTGCTTCAACAGGTGACTGGAATAATTACACTACTACATCAAATGTTGATAATACACAAGGTATTTTTTACAGTAATGGTGCTAATAACTGCACAGATGCCAAACTCCAACTTAATGGCCATGACCGATTCGCACAACGTAATGGTGCATACTTCAATTTAGTACAACCATACCAACATCACACATCAAGCCCATCACAAGGTATTAACTGTTACTCATTCGCACTCAAACCTGAAGAACATCAACCATCAGGCACATGCAACTTCTCTCGCATTGATAACGCAACATTAAATATGACT